AGTGCTAACAAAACTAGGAACGCCGGCGATGATACTATGTATGCCAGGGTTACTACTGTAGCTGATAGTACAATGTACATTATTAAACCCCATATCAAAATCATCATAAGTATTGGCAATTTGTTTAGGTTCCTGTCTTGTTACGTGTTTAAGTCCACGTTCTATGTGTTCCAGTCTGCATCGTGGGTGTGGTCTAAATAGAATTGGACGATCAGTGTGCTTGCGTATCTCGTCGTATGTCTCTAAGAACCAATTGCTCATACGCGGCATGCTTTGCCATTGTAAACTCTTGTCGTGTTGGCCACATATTAAAACATAATCGCCGTTGGATCTCCAAGGCTTACAAACCAGTCCCAGGCTATCAGCCCTAGTGCTATCATTGTCGTTATCACCAAAGTAAGCATCTCTGTTGATTCCATTTAATCCTACTTTCCATGTTACACCTCTATTTATTCCTCCAACTTCGAGGACTATAGTAGGCTTTTTGTTTTCCCAGATAGCTTTGTTTCCAGCCATGCGGCCGTTGAAAAGAACACTCCAAATAACATCAACGTCGGCAGTGTTATCATTATAAACAACAGTATGCCCATTGTCCACAAGGCTAATTGCAAAAGCATCAAACACCGGTCCGCTATTAAGTGCGCCATATTGTTTCCATAGACTTATCTTCATTGGTTAAATATCCTATATAACATATTTACAAGGAATTCATAATGTCAGACATAACTGTGGTTACAACATTTCATCAGCCAGGACTTGAAACATACGGCCAACGTTTCCTAGACTCATTTGCCGAGCAAGTTGATAAGAGAATTAAATTATTAGTATACGCTGAAAATTGCAATCCAGTGAATCCCGATCCTAATCAAATTACAATACTTGATGCAGTAGTAACATTACCTAAGCTGAATGCGTTTAAAGAACGTTGGAAAGATGTACCAAAAGCAAATGGTATACCGCCAGATGATATTAAAGCTCGTAGACCTCGTGATTGGCATAAAGAATTCAAATGGCATGCCATACGCTTTGCTAATAAGACTTATGCTGTGTTTGACGCTTGTGTGCGCTCTAAGGACTGGTGTGTGTGGATGGACGCAGATACATTTATACACAGTCCATGGAGTTATAAACAGTTTAATAAACTACTACCTAAAAATGCATACATTACATATGTAGGCAGAGGTAAAGGATCACAGACGTGGCCTGAGTGCGGCTTTTATGGTATGAACTTAAATCATCCTGTGTGTCGTGAGTTTTTAAAAGAGTTTGAACGTATGTACGAAGATGCTGAAAACGGTATTTTTGAATTGGAAGAATGGCATGATAGTTATGTGTTTGGACATATACTAAAACATTATAAAGAGTTTGAGCCTAGTGCTTATGACTATAGTGCTGAAATGTATTTAAAAGAAGCAAAGACAGGCGGCGGCGGACATCCACTTATTAACAGTGTTCTAGGTAAATGGATGGATCATATGAAGGGTGTTCGTAAAGAAGAAGGACGCAGTCGAACAAAAGATTTAATGGTTAATCGAACTGAAGGATATTGGACTAGTTAAACAAACTGTCTAATATGTCTCCAAGCATCGCCGTTTTCTAGTTCTTCAAAATTCCAATGGAACATACTAATACGTTCTAACCATCTCTGTCTATCAAACTGTTTCGGATTTTCAATATGTGCAAAATTTGTATGCGAAACTTCGCTACATTGACTTTTTGATGTATCTGATATAAATGCAGGGTAGCCCATTATTAGTGGACCGACTATGCTACTACTATTATGATTTACTACAGCCCATGCATCTTTCAAATCGTGTTCTAACGGTGTCCCAAATCTTGATATCTTAATTTTAGGATCGCTTTTATATTTTTTTTGTAGTTCTGGTATGTAATGTGTTTCTGCTTTTTTATCACCGGGGTGCGGCCTAATAATAATAGTTCTATCAGTGTGCCTGCGTAATTCCAATAGTGTATTTTCAATCCAAGTAAAAATAGACATCTTGCCCATACTCCAGCCGCCTTCGCGCTGTACACATAAAATAATATTACTACCTGAAGTTTTGTGTTCTTCTAGTTTAATATTTAAATGTTTAGATATCTTTTTCCAACGTTTTGGATTAATGTTATTATCAAAGTATTCGCCTGTATTCGGAAAAACTCCATCAAAACTATAACGCAGATAATGATGTGGATGATTAGTTTTGTTTGCATAAAGAAATAAGTTACTGTCAGCAGTACATACATGTGTGTTGTGTGTACGTTCAATTACTCCTTGACGCAAACGTAAGTGAGGAGCATTTTTTCCAGTTTCGTGTTGCCACCCTTGTATTACACCTACATCACACTTTTGTAAATCATAACCATTATGTATTATTCCTGTGTCTCCTGCGGCACCAACGCCGGCAATAAACTTTTTTAATATGTCAATCTTTTCTTGACTTTTGTTTTTTGCAGGAACTACATTAAGATAACTAACTATTCTCATTTACTATATCCCAAGCATAACCGTTCATCATTTCTTGTCTATTAAATTGGGCGTAACTTAAATGAGACATTAGTGCTAACATTTCGTCTTTGTTGGGTATGTGTAGTTTGTCAACATCATCTAGTTGTGTATTACATACCATTGATGCACAATTAGGTCCTAACGCAATCGCTGGTTTACCAAAGTTTAATGCTTCTAATGCTGCAATACTATTATATGTAATTAAGCAATGTACATCATTTTGTAAAGCTGCTTCCATAGAGTTGTTAGATATACGTGCAGTTCTATTAGGCTTTAGTCTAACTTCAATTGGACGATCTGTAATTTCTTTTAGATGGGCAACAACTTGATTAGTCCAAGTCTCAGGGTCTAACTGATTAAACAACATCATAACTTTTTGACTAGGCGGGCATACTAATATCTTGCGCCCTGGCTTAAATTTTCTATACTTCCAATTTAATAATCTATCGTGTGGACGTTCTATAATTGGTCCTAAATTTTGTAAATTATTTTTAGTAATTCTATGCCAACCTTTAGATTTACTTTTTTCATTACCAAAGTAACCGGTATCTATATAATAAAATTGTCTACCTGTTTTCCAACAATGCTGTACAGCTTCTCGTGTATTCTTTCCTACACCACGCATTAACAAAGGTATATTGCTCGACTGTTCTTCTTCAAAGTTACTTAATCTGCCGTTGCATCCTAAGCTAAATGCTTCGAGGTATTCGTCATATACATAGTCTCTACGATAATTTAATTCATCGTTAAAAATTGCTGCAACTTTATTTGTTTTGCCTGATTGAAATTTGTTTTGCACAATTTGCATAGCGTCCTCCTGTGAATAACCATGGTACGTTCCGTTTGGATCAACTGACGCATATGTTATTGCCTGTAATGGTTCTAATAAATTTTCTGTTAATGATAAACTGTCAACTGTCTTTGGTGCTCCGCGTTCTACATTAAGTTTACGGGTAGCATGTCCTACTTCGTTAATAAGATGTCGTCTTTCGTATTTGTAATATTCATTTGCATATTCACAATTTGCATATTCTTCAAACCAAGGCCCGCCTTCTGTATAATGTAAAAACTTAGGAGATCCGTCTTCCGGTTCTTTATACCATCCTACTAACCAATTCCATTCATGTGATATTTCGCCTATCTCAGTGTCGTCTAACCAACTAAATCTATGCAAGTACTTGCCGTCGATTTCAGGATTATTAATAAAATTATAATCTAATATTTGGTTACTCGGGTGTCCACAATTGAATAATACAGCACTTGACCAATTTTTGCGTGGATAGATATACTGATGTTTTCCATCCATTTTTGTAGTTTCTTTTGGTGTATAATCGTGCTTGGCACACATTACAGCATACTTGTCATCTGCTTGATCAAATAATTTCTTAACATCATCAAGAGCAACAAAATCACAGTCAATAAACAATGCCCAGCCCTTCATTTCTGCAAGTGCAGGAACCATAAATCTTGTAAATGTAAATTCAGTGCTAGCCATTTTGTCAGGCTGACGCCAGTATACCCCTTGGTCTCTTAACTTCTTTTGTTTTAATGGTATAATGTCTACATCAACATTAGTATTATCAATAATACTTTGTTTGCAAGTACGAAATGCAATGTCTTCTCTGCTATCCCATCCTACAAATATCTTAAGGGGTTCGCTCAATATCTTCCTCCACGCAATTTGTTCCGTATTGTATTTCTACTAATTTTAAATCTGTGTCATGTTCATTAGCAAGTTGGTGCCAAGTTCCTACAGGTATGTGTAACGACTCGTGCTGATTATATATGCCCAATGTTTCTACATCAGTACTACTTGTGTTGATTGTATATACTGTTGCTGTGCCTTCTGCAATAAACCAATGCTCTGAACGTTCTTGGTGTCGTTGCATTGATAACTTATTGCCCGGCGGCACTGCTAGTTCTTTTACTTTAGTGTGTTGGTCATATTCGTGTATCACTCTGTAGTACCCCCATGTACGTTCTGTCTTTGGTGCCTTCCACTCGTCTAGTATCCAGCTACTTGAATTCTTTTTATCTTCGCCACCCACGCCAAAAACAAATTCTACATTAGGCATATCGCCATATGTAGTATACTCTGGTGTTGTTGTGTTAGTTCTATCTCCACCGTTAGCAAAGATTACTTTGATGTCTCCATGTGTACTTAGCGTATGAAAAATTGCATGACAAGCACTATCGTCGCTGTCGTCAAACCCGATTACTTTATCTACAATTTCCATTTCTCTAATAATTGAAGCACGTTCTTCAAAGCACATAAATGGTCTGCCTTTCTTACGTGTAAGCCAATCATCACTATTCACGCCAACAATAAGTTTGTCGCCGAGCTTCTTTGCTTCTTCGAAATAGGCTAGATGCCCTGAGTGTAGTGGATCAAAGCCACCCGTAACCAATACTACTTTCATGTAGATATTTATGTGGGTAGTTTATAAGTTTGATATTAAATGGAACCAAGGAGCGCCTTGTGCTATTTCGTCCTCACGCCACTGACAATAACCTAAGTTGTATAGCCATTGTTCTCTAGCAAAAGATGTTGGATTTTCAATACGTTTTAAATCTTTGTTACTACATTGCCACGCCATTGAACTAGCACACATACTGAATGTAGGAATACCTTCGCATATACTTTCAGTTAGTGCATTAGAATTAAATCCTACTACAGCGTATGCATTTTTAAAATCTTCGTATAGCCCGTCACCACCTTCTAGTAAGCCAGCGCCGTGTGTGTTAGTGCTTATTTCAACATCAAACTTTTGTAATATTTCTAATTGTTGTTCTTGTCTTAAAGGATGCATACGCACTCTAATAGGCCTCTTTGTATACTTTTTAATTTGATTAAGAGTATACGTTACAAAGCCTTCATATGTTTTATGAGTGTTAATAAGGTTCTTTAAACTACTATCGCCTGGGCGTTGTAATATAACTAACACATAATCGCCCGTAGTGCGCCAAGGTTTAATTTCTATATTTTGTTCTGTTTGTATTCTGTGCCATCTATCTGGCGGACAATTTTCATTACAATAGTCTCCTTCATTTTGAAAGTAACTAGTCCAACTATATCTGTGATATGCCATTGGGTTTGGAGGCTGTATCATATTACGTCTAAACACTGCACTCTCAGCAACTATAAAAGGCTTTTTACTATCTAAAATATATTGATAGTACTTGTCGAGACTTTTACGCTTTTGTCCAAGTATGTTATGTTGTATATACACATCTGCAGATGCAAGTAATTCTTTATCTTTCCAAGAGACTAATTTAAAATTAGGGAGATTAGGCATAGGATGATTCCTATACATTTCTTTTATACCTAATACTAGTTTAGTATTGCTCATTGATAAACAATAATCCTCTATTGCGTACGAATGCCTTTTTAGGTTTTTTAGGATAATTCATTGTTGAATTATTACGCAATTCTTCTGTTAGTTCTTTATCTAATCTAAATCCGTTTTTGGTAAATTTTTCTACCCAATATTCTTCTTCTTGTAAGTTTACATGATGATGTCCAGTCCAACCTGGCGGTGCATATGTTATTACAACTCTTTTTGCACATTTAAATGTAGACATATAGTTAGGCATATATTGTTCATATACGTGTTCAAGAAACTCTACACTCCACGCAATATCGTATGTTGTGTCAAGATGTAATGGTGCTGTTGTATAATCGTGTATTATAAACTTATCTGGATTGTATCGACTTAGTGTATGATCGCCATCGACACCTAATACATCAAACCCTGAACGCTCTGCTAACTGTACCATACCTCCTGGGCCGCAACCAATATCTAAATATGTTTTTGCATTAAATTTATCTTTAATCCATGCTAACGCACCTTTATCTAAATGCGTCTTATTCATATGTCCGCCTAAGTGTTCTTGTAAGGGCATTTGTTATCCTAACTTTTATATTTTTCGTAACCTTTAAGATACTTTTCGGTAAATTTTTGATCACCTTTTAATGTCAAAAATGCACTTGGTACATTCTTAATCTTGCCTATAGACATCCATAATCTATCTACTGGTTCAAAATTAAATTCGTCTACAAATGTATTTAACACTGTTTGATCTCTGCCCCATTTCCATTGATCATACGGAACTGATGTTAGCTCTTTATAAAACTCTTGTCTAAAGCCATTATTATTAAATACTACAAATCCAGCTAACCATCGGTTTTCTTTATGATGTTTTAGCACATGTTGTTTGTTGAAAAGGCGTTCAATGGCTGCTCCTTGAGCAATTGTACGAGTACATATGCTATCAGCATCAAGAGTAAACACGTTCTCATTCTTGTTGAATTTTTCAGCAACTGCAAGAAACCTAACACTTTGTAAATAAGATATCTTTGCTTCGTCGTTTAAAAATTCTCGTTTTTCAGTAGTAATACTAACGTTATCTAAAGAATTTTCAACTGTTGGATTTACAATGTGACAATGGAGGTGAAGCCAAGGGTTATGTCGGTGGATACTTTTTAATAAGGGTATTGCCCAGTCATTGTAGTATTTTTGATCGCATCCTAATAATACATTATAACGTGGCATCTTCCATACCCGCTACTCTTAGCTTAACTACGTTTGTAATCTGCCATTGCTTTTGATCAAGTGCTTTGAGTACACCTAACCACTTGTTACGCATTAGTGCAAACTCATTAATAATCTTTTCGTAGTCAACAACGTCTGCCTCACCGTCTACGTATTTTTCAACGTCACGGCTTGACAGAGCTCGTTGATAGTTCTCAAGATATTTCTTAAAGTATGAGCTACGTAATCTACGTAACTCAATATTTAGATAGTGCAGGATTGCTTCAATTTCTTGAAGCTGGTTGAAGCGATGTTCCACAATGCCAGGCATACTTGCTGCTGCACGTTCGACATTACCAACTAGCTTACACTCTTTACGAGCATCTCCTAGTTCGGTTTCAAAGTGTATAATAGCATTAGGTATCTTACTAACATCACGTGAAACTTCGCTATACCAACCCATTAATAATCCTCTTCTTCCTCATCGTCATGTACATCGTCATCAACTTCTAAGTAGTAGTTGATTGCAGTATCAAGAACTGTATCGTTTCCCATCAGTTCCTGAAATGCTAGGTCTGAAAGACCATAGTCTGCTAACATATCTACATAACGTTCAGCTGCCATTTCTATATGTTTTTTATCAACATATTCTTTAAACAACATCCATACATCTGCTATCTGTTCTTCATTCATTAGTAAGTTCTTCCTCAATAAGGTTAGTATCAGTTGTAACTTCTTCTTCAACTTCTGAGGTATTTACCATAGAAGCTTCATTTATCAAATAATCTGACATAACTTTATCAAGGTTTTCGCCGATCCACTTTTTACGGTAGTCGAGGATTTCTTCACCTTCGAGTGTAGTATATGCAAGTCTGTTGCCTTGCTTTTTAATGATGTCTTTTGCTTCAAACAATTCAAGCAAGCCACTGTAAGGATTCATACCTGTTGAGTACGGAATCTTTACTTGCACACCTTCAAACGGTTTTGCATAACGAGTCTTCATAACCTTACAGCCAGCACGGATACCCATAACTTGACTGATCTTGTTACCATCTTCGTCTTCTTTCAACTTCATCTTTTTCATTGCAACAACAATACTTGATGCATAGATAAAGCCTGAACCGCCACTAATTTTATCATCTGGGTCAAACATATCTTGCGATGCATATGTGTGGTTAGTACATACTAGTCCAACATTCAATGAGCCAATCATGTTAACTGTGTTACGAACAAGTGATGTTAACTGCTTGGGCTTACGACCCATATCACCTTTCATATCACCTTTGTTAAACTGATCAATATCAGTAGGTGTTAGTAACATACCTAAACTATCAACTACAAACAATACTTTAGGACGATCTTCTTCATCCATTGTTTTGTAGTCTGCAATAAATGTTGACAGTGTTTTAGCAACATCATCAATCATTGACATATTAAGTTTAAGTAGTTTATCTTCTGATGTGTCTACGTCTAGTGCATGTAGCCACGATTCGTCAAGTGCGTTCTCTGAGTCAATTAGTACTACAAAGATACCTTGATCTTGTGCTGCCTTTACAATGTTACCTGAACAGATATATGATTTACCTGCACCTGATTCACCAGCAAACACAGTTACCTTACCAAGCGGAACACCTTTGTGAAAGTCGCCACTAATAAGATAGTTTAGTGCATAGTTACCTGTGCTGATCCAGTCTTTAGGATCGTTGAATCCACTACTCATGCCTGAGATGGATTTTGTTAAGTCCTTACGGAACTTAGTCGGATCGAATGATTTATTCGCCATATTATTCTCCTATCTAAAAAGCGTAATGGGGGATTGCTCCCCCATTAAAGTTACTGTCCTTGACGTGCTCTAATCATTGCTAGAATATCGTCTGCGCCTGCGCCTGCTGTCGGAGCTGCCTCAGTTGTCGGAGCTGCTACTGGTGCTGCTTCTACCACTGGTGCCGCTTCTGGAGCCGCTACTGGAGCCGCCGGTGCTGGTGTGGATGCTTTTACAGGATCACCTGTACGCTGTGCCATACCTGCTGGACGGAAGTAGTTACTCCAACGTTCTGCATCATATGCTTCACCGTCTACTGACGCTTCAAACATTTCTTGCATAACCTTTAGTTCTACATCACCCGGCTTTTTAGGAAGGAAGTCACTTAAATTAAACAACCCGTGTGTATTAACTGCATTCATTTCAGTGTCACCTAGTGGACGATCTCTACGTGCCCAATTAGATGTTGAATAGTCTGCATAACCGCCTTTACTTGTTTTGTTAAGACGGAAGTCTACACCAGCAGTATAATCTGTTGGTAACTCTTCCATATCTGGATCCATAAGCGCCTGCTTAATGATTTGGAAAATTTGTGGACCAATAATAAATCTACGGATTGGATTCTCCGGAGTAGTATCGTCCGTTAGCGGGTTATCAGTTACAAACCCTTGGAAGATATAAGAACGTTTCTTCCAATACTTGCGACCCATATCTTCAAGACTTGGATCTTTAAACCAGCCACGTACTTCGTTTAGAATGTTACATGTTTCACCGTACATTTCCATACACGGAATTTGTACTTGTACTGGGCGTGAGTCTGTCTCACCTTTAATACCTGCAAATGGAAGTTTAATTACTAAACGTTCTTTCCAAAAGAAAGTATTATCTGCATCGCCATCTGGAAGGAAACGTAGAACCGAGTTCTCGCCTTCTTTCATATTCCAAAATGGGTAAATGCCGTTATCACCACCGCTTGAACTGCGGTTGTTGTTACCTGCTTCTTGCTCTTTGAGCTTTGCACGGATTTCTGCTAATGATGCCATAGTTATGCCTCCTAATTGTTATGCCTATGTGCAGTAGCTATATTGCTACTAGTGCCTATTTTGTATATAGCACAGTTGTTATTATACACTCTGCTATTTACGTTGTCAAGTCTTTTTTTAAAGAAAAAGAAATAAAACTTATAACAGGACTATTACAGTCCTGCTAATCTCATAATATCTTGTGCTTCTTTTGCGGTTGTGTTCTTTTCAGCCTTACTGTATCTATCTTTTAAACGTCCTAGTTCTTCTTGCGAAGCACCTTCACGTCCTGCTTGTGCTGCTTTAACCATGTATTCTTTGCCATGCTTTTTAACACCAGTGTGATACTGTAATCCTGACTCTTCCATTTCAGTATCTCTGTAGCCCATTACTTCTGCTACTTTGTTATTGATCATTTCAATGAACTTTTTAGCAGGTGTAATATACTGTTCACCATAATCTTTTTCTACCATAGTTAATACTGCTGTTTCACCTTTTGGAAACTGTCCGTTTTCTCTATCAAAGTAACTTAGTATGAACTCGCCTAATGGTGTCTTTTCGTCCTTTTCAAGTGTAATCTCGTCACCGTCTGGACCGTCAATTTTGTCACCTTTTTTCTTGCCGTTCATTTTAGCTTTTGCTACAGCACCTGAATATGCATTACCTTCGCCTTGTGCTTGTTGTTGCTTTGCCCAAAGTTCGTTTGCATGATCTTGACATTGTTGCATCATGTCTTCTGGATCTTGCATGTCAGTATCCATATCAACATCATGGCCTAATTTACTACTTGGATTGTTTCCATAAGCATGTACTCTAATTGACTTAGGATGCACAACTGGCTTACCGTTAACTATTGTTGCTGTGTACTCTATATCTGCTTCGTCTTCTTCACCGTCGTCACCTGTAGCATAACCTTGAAACTCTCCATCAAAATGTTCAGGATCAAAGTCTTCGGCATGCATTGCTGCCATATGCTTCTTGTACTTTGCAGTACCTTTTTTGTGCGGGCTTTTACCTTCACCAAACTGTCCCATCATTTCTTCAAATGCATCTTCAATAGCTTGTTCATCTGTTGTACCTGAACGTGTAGTCCAACCACTGTTTAATTCTTTACCAATGCGTTCTACTTCTACATCCATATCACCGGCTTGCATATTCTTTTTGCGAATTTCATTATACAAACAAACTCTTGGATCATTTAAACAACCTTGTTCTAGTCTGCTGATCATTGTTTTGTCCATGCCGTTGCTTGACAATACAGTTCTTAATATATGTAAGTCTTGATCATACTGTTTCATATTGTCAGCACGACCTTGTTTAAAGTCAGCAATCTTACCTTTAGCCCAATCAATAGGACCTTCTTCTAATTCTTCTAATGTTACGTCTTGTGCCTTTGTTGCTTCACTTACAAGATTATAAATGTATGGAAAAACATCTTGTAATTCTTCGTTAAACTGTTTGATAGTAAGTTGATCAATCCAATTTTCTGCAACATCACTTGGTACATCTTCTAGTACAGGTGTTTCAAAGCCGTCAACTGCTTCTTTATAATAACCTGGTTTTTGTAAATTTGAAATTTCTTTTTTAATTGCTACTGCACGTTCTTTAACAATGTCTACATATCCAGCTAGACTTTCTGCCATTACACTACTACGACCCATATAAGTTTTAAACTTACGTAACTTGTTTAGTTCTTCTGACATACTAACAATATGTTTACCAAAGTCATCATAAGGATAACCGCCTTCTGCAACATGTGTTGCCATTGCTCTTGCACCGCTTAGGTGTTTGTAAGGATATTTAAACTTTTCACCCTCTGCATTTTCAATATAAATTTTGCCAATCTTTTGACTTCTGGCTCTGCTATTCTCTTCTACGCTAATTGGCGTAGAATGTTTTATAGATAATTTTGCGTTTCCAAATTTTTGAAAACTTGTTTTATCTGTTCCATACATTGTTGACTCTGTCATCTGTTCTTCCTCAGTGCGGTTTGACGCTAAAAAGTTGTAATCTCTGCGATCTAAGTTTGATTTTGTAATATTTCTAGTATCAAAATTTAACATTCTTTTCTTGCTGAATACTCTAAGCTCTTTAAGAAAATTATACCAATTGTCTCTAGTCATTGCGTCTTCATTAGCAACAAAATCATTACTATACATAACACTTAAACTAGTATCGTCAATACTAATACTTACTTTACCTAATGCTCTGTTTGACTCTTTGTACTCAAAGTCAAAGAAACGAGCTTCTTCAGGTACATTAGTTATTTTTCCTTCTTCGTCACCAATAGTAACATTTGGAAAACGTCCTCGAACTTTATTAAATAGTTCATCTGCTATGTTGTCAAGATTCTTCATAAAAGTATTTATCAATAATTGCTGCTAACGAAGATTGGCATGGGTGCTTCGTAGTCTTCAATATCCTCTGCTTGATTAAACGAATTGTACACTCTAGGATCCCAATCTTTTAACACACTCATCATTCTGATAGCAAGTAATGTTGCACTTACTAAATCGTCACTCATACCAGATTTTGCTTGATAGCTTGAACCTGTAGCAACAAAGCCTTTAAGTTCAGATACAAACGGTTTGCTGTTGATAATCATTTTATCATTTTCTATCATTGTTTTGAGTCTGCTACAAGCCGTTACTTTTGTGCTGTGTGTAGTATTAAATCCTTTGCGGAATTTACGAACGTGTCCTTTGCGGATAGGCTCACTGACGAACAAACCCGGAATGTTCTCTTCTCCGTAGTCGTTTATAACGATAAGGGCAGCCTCGCCTAGTCCATTGTTCTCCACGCTCCAGTAAATTCCTTGCGGGTTTTTAGTTTGCTCTTCTAGATACTTGCATATATCACTTAACACTCTAACTTGTCCAGGTATTGCAGTTTGATTGTGTTGCCATTCGGCAACTTGTTCGTAACTAGGTAATTCAAAAACTTGTATAGCAGCATTATCGCCACCTGTGCCCATACTAGGGTCAAGTGCTACTGCATATGTATATTGGCTGGTTGGTTTTTTATACCAACGTGTTTGCCCCATATTAAGTATAGGGCTTCTGCCGTCCATGGTGGCAAGTTTAATACTGTTGATTAATGTTTCATCAAATACTAAGAATTCACAACCATACTCACGTCTAAACTTTTCTTCACCAATACGACCAATTTCTTCTTCTTTCCAGGCATCGTCTCTGTCAGGGTGTTCGTGCCACTCGGCAACAAAACTATGAAATCCATTTATTCCAAGCTCTTGTTCATTGCCGTGTGCATCAAACTTTTCTTCTGCTTGTTTCCAAATAGTAGCAAACGTATCTTCGTCACTGTTAGGTGTGCTAGTAATAATAGCACGACCACCTGTTGCTAGTGTAGGCGAAATTGAAGTCCAAAACTCTTCTGCAATGTTAGGCATAACAAATGCAAACTCGTCACAGTATAGTAACGAAATAATCATACCACGTCCTGTGTTACCTGTTGTAGTAGCACTAACAATACGTGATCCATTTTCAAATTCAATTGATCCTTTGTTATAGTTTGTGACACCTGCTCTAATATGATCAGGACATAATTCATATACATAACGTATACGTTGCATAATTTCTTGTGCGCCTGTGTATTTGTGTGCCGCAATAAGAATAGTTTGATCTGGACTAAACATAGCATACCAACACAAATAAATCGCCGCACAGGTAGTTTTGCCTGTTTGTCTAGGCATCATATTAATGTTAAATCGATAATTGTGATAACTGTGCATCAAACGTAGTTGGTATTCATACGGATCAAATAACAGCTTTCCTTTTACAGGATGCTGTATGTATGCAAACTTACGAGCAAAGTGTAAATACCCTTCTTGAGAATCCATACACTTCATCAAGTCTTCAACTTGCTCGTTTGTAAATGTTTCTTGTTTATTGGCTTTCTTAATTAAGACGCCGTCTAATGATGTACTCATGTAAGTATTTAACCTATTATATCGTCATAGTATCCTGTATCGAACCTAAGATCAAACAACTTGCGTTTGTCTTGTTGTATTAGTACAGGTACAGGTGATGCATTAGGCCCATTTGTTGGTTCACTCCACAGCCATTCATATGTTCCGTCATCAATTTTTTTGTGTAATTTTTTTAATCGTCTGCGATTATAGTTTGGACAAATATAAACAATGGCCTGGTTGTTGCCTAGTGGCTCAATCTCTCCAGACCATTGTATAATTTTTAATTCGCCTTTTTTAAGAGCTGCTCCGCTCCAGGGACATATAGGTTTAATGTGTTGGAAATATTCTTCCCAATTAACCTCTTGACTTCTTACCACGAATCTTTTTACCTCTAGAGCCCTCAGTTGTC